TATGATACAGAAGATAAATTAGACGCAGAAATAGAGGCGTTAAACAACCCTAAACAATCTGTATTGTCTAAAGTATGGAATTTTGTAAGTACTGGAACGGCTAGACCTAACAGTAAAAGCGAACAAGATAAAGAAATAGGTAATTTAAAATACAAGGTTAGATACAGATATACACCTTTAGCTACAAGTGCTGATAGCAGACCTTTTTGTGAAAAGATGGTAGCTGCTGACAAGCTATACAGAAAAGAGGATTTATTGGCTATGGAAAACCAAGTAGTAAATGCTGGATGGGGTGCTAGGGGTGCTGACACTTATTCTATATGGCTTTATAAAGGCGGTGGAGACTGTCACCATAAATGGTTAAGACAAACATTTGCAAGTACTGTAAAGGTAGATGTAAACAACCCTAACGCACCACAAGTATCTACTAACCAAGCTGAGAAAGACGGATTAAGAGTAAGAAACCCAAAAGAGGTAGCTATGAAGCCAATGGATATGCCAAACAGAGGATTTTTACCAACTAACAAAAGATTTAACTAATGGCTAAAGCATTATTTATAACACCAAAAGACCTTAAAAGGTATAGTGTATTTAGCGGAAACCTAGATACTGATAAATTCATACAATGGATTGAGGTAGCACAAGAAATTCACATACAGAACTATTTAGGAACGCAGTTATACGAAAAAATAGAGACATTAATAACTACAGATGCTTTAGATGCGAACCCTACATATAAGACCTTACTAGAAACATACATTAAACCTATGACTATACACTGGTCACAAGTGGAAATGCTACCATTCTTGGCTTATACGGTATCTAATGGTGGTATTTACAAACATACAAGCGAAAGTAGTGAAACTGTTACTAAAGACGAAGTTGATTATTTAGCAGAACAAGAACGAGATATCGCACAGCATTACACTAGAAGGTTCATTGATTATATGAGTTTTAACCAAGCGGATTTTCCAGAATATAATTCTAATAGTAATAACGATATGTACCCAGATAAAGAGTCTAATTTTACTGGCTGGGTTATATGAAAAGATACAAAGTTAAAACTGAAAACATAGAGAAGTTGAAAATATTTTTAAAAAAAATAGCAGATGGAAAACGAAATAGGATGGGGAAAAATATATGAAACTACCTCCTTTGGTTTAACTGAAAGTGATATTGATTGGGGTATTGTTTATGAAAACTTAACGACTTAATTTATGACAAACTCGATAAATTGGGGCAGAATATACTCGTCAAGTTGGTTTGGCAATGTAAACGAATTAAACAGTTGGGGAATAGTCTATCCATTTGATGCACCCACCATTTTAGTGTTTGCAGATACAACAAAATTAACATCAGACCTAATAACATATTAATAAAACAAAAGATGGCTAAACAAACAATAGGTATAGGCACTGTAGCTAATGATGGGAACGGAGACCCATTAAGAACTGCATTTACAAAAGCAAACGAAAACTTTACAGAGGTTTATGCAGATGGCTTCACGTCTTATGCTAGGATTGCTGATGAATTTAAAACAAGTGCAGCTTTAACAACGGAGGTAGATTTTGCAACCGCTCAAGTATTTACTAAGACTTTAACAGCCGCAGCTACTTTAACATTTGCAAATACTGGTATTGGAATGGTTAAAGATTTAGTGATAAGTGGAGACTTTGCATTAACGCTTCCATCTGGCACAACGGTTGCAGGTGTTTATGATGGTACTGTCTCTAATTTAATACAAATAGTAGTAACTGGTGCAACGGAATACTGGTACTCAATATCAAAGTCTATATGATAGCAATAAACTTAAACGGAGAAATAAAGACATTTAGCAAGATTCCTAGCGTTTGGACTGATGAAAACGGAACGCATTTTAACATCAAAGAAGGATTTGGTTTTAAAGATGTTGTAACGCCTACTTACGATTCAAGAATAGAAGAGTTGTCTGCTATTAAATTAGTTGATAATGTTTATACATACGATGTTATTGATAGGGTTATTGTTCAAACTTTAGCAGAGTTAAAAACACAAAAAATAAGCAATTTAAAATCTATTATAGGAAGCCAATTACAAAAAACAGATTGGTTTGTGATTAGGCAAATGGATAGCGGAGAGGTTGCACCACAAGAAGTTATAGATAGTAGGGCAAATTTAAGAACACAAAGCAATACAATAGGTACAGAAATTAAGGCTTTAACTACTAAGAAAGCGGTTCTTACTTATGATTTACCAACCTTTAATTTACAATAAATGTTTGGAAAAAGATTAATAAATACTGGTGGAGAGGCTGTAAATCCATATTTTAATACTATTACTTATACTGGTAACGGCTCTACTCAATCTATTACTGGCGTAGGGTTTGAACCAGATTTTGTATGGATTAAAAGTAGAAGTGCTGCTACAAATCATAAATTAACGGACGTAGTTAGGGGAACAACTAAAGGATTGGTGTCTAGTACAGCGGCAGCAGAAACTACTGACACAAACGGTTTAACTGCTTTTGGTTCAGATGGGTTTACATTGGGTACGGATTCTGTTTATAATAATAGCGGTGCTACTTATGTAGCTTGGTGCTGGAAAGCTGGAGGTGCTGCTGTAACAAACACAGATGGCTCTATTACTTCTGATGTGTCTGCTAATGTAGATGCTGGGTTTAGTATTGTTAAATATACTGGTAATGGAACAAACGGGGCTACAGTAGGTCACGCATTAGGTGTTGCCCCAGATTTAATTTTTATAAAAGCAATTTCTGGTATTTCTGGAAATTGGATTACTTATGATTCTGTTAATTCTGCTACAAATTACTTATTATTGAACGGTACTGCTGCATCGAGTACTGACTACACGCCTTTTAATGATACAAACCCAAATTCAACTGTTTTTTCTCTTGGTATTTCAAGTAACACAAACAGCGGAAACCCTTTGATTGCCTACTGCTTTGCTGAAAAGGCTGGATTTAGTAAGTTTGGGAGTTATCCTGGTAATGGATCTGCTACTGGGCCGATTGTTACAACTGGATTTGAGCCAGCTTTTGTAATGGTAAAAAGGTATGATAGTACTGGTAATTGGGTAATATTAGATAATAAAAGAGATACTTCTAACCCAATAGATAAAACACTAAATCCTAACCTTTCTGCAGCAGAAAGCACCGAAAATTCTATTGACTTTAATGCAACTACTTTTCAGTTAAAAAGCACAAACGCAGATACAAACGCTAATACTGCAACTTATATCTATATGGCTTTTGCTAATCAGTTCTAACTAACAAATAATTTAACTATAAAATGACTACTTCAGACCTTAAAATCGCTTTTATAAATGTTATAACACTAGGCTTTAACTTTATGCAGATAGACATATTGTTAAAAATAGTACTAACAGCGGTTGCTATTGGATACACAGCCCATAAATGGTATTTAATGTATAGACGAAAATGAAAAACATAGTAGAAAGCTGGAAAACAACCTTGCTAGGAATATTAGTTTTAATAGCTGCTATTACTTATATATTTATTGTTCAAGACAGCAAGGTCTTTCAGTTTGCTATACTTTTAATAGTAGGTATTGGTTTTTTATTTGCACCAGATACAATAATTGATGGTTTAAGGTCGGTCATAAAATCAAATAAAGATAAAAAATTTTAAATGGAATTAACAGAACACTTTAGTAAAGAAGAATTTAACAGTAAAGATGGGGCTGGTATGCCTCAAGAAGTTTGGGCTAACATAAAGATACTAGCTAATCAACTAGAAGCCCTTAGAAGCGTTTTAAACGCACCTATACACATAACTAGTGCTTACCGTTCAGAACTACACAATAAGTCTATAGGAGGCAAATTAAACAGCCAACATTTATTAGGCAAAGCTGCAGATATACAAGTAAAAGGTAAAAGCCCTAAGCAAGTACATAAAGCTATTTTAAAACTTATAAAAGACGGTAAGATTTTAGAAGGTGGTTTAGGTCTATATGATACATTTGTTCACTATGATATAAGAGGAAAGGCTAGTAGATGGTAAAACGCTTAATGTATATTATCATATGTGGTGCAGTTTTGTCTTGTGGAAGTAAAAAGAAAACATTTACTAAGACAGAAAAAAAAATAGAGATAAAAGAAACTGTACTTATAAACCAAAAAAAATCAGTAACAGATTCAAGCACTACATATTTCAACATAGAAACATTAAACTTAGTTTCTTTAGATTCTACACTACCTATAAAAATAATTGATTCTAAAGGCAATACAACAACATTTTATAATGTTAAAGTACTTACTACTATAAAAGACAAAACCACTCTTAAAACGTCTATAAAAGACATACAAAGCAATGTATTAACATCTACTGCAGATGTAACAACTACCTTAAACACAGAAGTAAAATCTAAAGTAAAAATAGATACTACTTTTATATATATAGGAATAGGTTTAGTTGTTTTATTTGTCTTGGCTAAATTCTACAAAAAGTATTTCACAATACTATAAAAACTCCTTTTTTTTTAATATAGAGTATATATGTTTTTTAAACATAGCTATAGTTAATAATTAATTTGCTTCTTATTTCTGTATT